CTGATGAAACTCGGATGTCGTGGATTGCAAAAACTATAGAAAATATTTCAACTACAGGCAACACGATGATCCTTGTGGACAGGATATCTGCTGGTGAGTTGTTAGAAAGCAAGATACCAGACAGCGTGTTTATATCTGGTTCCACAAAGAATATGGAGCGAAAGGAACACTACGACGAAGTCTCAATCTCGCAACGCAAGGTCATTATCGCTACCTATGGCGTGGCCTCCGTGGGCATAAACATACCCAGGATCTTTAATTTGGTATTAATAGAGCCTGGTAAAAGTTTCGTGCGTGTAATACAAAGCATTGGTAGGGGTATAAGAAAAGCAGAGGATAAGGATCATGTGAACATATGGGATATCACTTCCAGTTGCAAATTTGCAAAAAGACATCTTGGGCAAAGGAAAAAGTTTTACAAAGAGGCCAATTACCCGTATAATATAGAAAAGATAGATTATGAAAATCCTTACACTGGAAAATAAAACATACGTATTAGAAAAGATACCCGAGTATGTGGATGACAAATTGAGATTTGCGGTTCTGGACAATTCCAATCCTGCTGATCCAGATTACTTCTTCATACCTCTGATATTCTTGGAATCATTCAATGCTCCCGCGGCGGTGTTACAGGTAGGAAAATATAAAATACAAATGCCTTTAGATTGGAAGATGATCATAGGAGACGCAGAACAGGGAGAATTACATGTCTTACCGATAACCAGTCTCAATGATCGAGGATTTTCCGCATTTATATACAATCCAATTACTGGATCGAGGCCAGAATTTGCAGAAATTGATATTGTGGACATTTATCAAGAAGTTAAATGGTATTTCCCCAAGATCAAATCAGGACAGATACTTGCGGTTCCTTTAACAGATGCGGATAATCCACCCTGTGCTTATTTTGTTAAGGATATATCCAGACAATCAGAATTTTTAGAATACGCATCGGTATGGTAAAAAAAAGAGACAACGTGGTTAGCATGGAGGCTCCGGTGATGATGATTCCGGATGACCAAGACAGAGAAACACCCGTGCTGATGAACAGGCACTACATCGATTGGATAATAGATCATGCTCGAAAGAAAAAATTAAGCATACAGGGTTATCAGTTGCGAGGTAAGAACATTGAGATCACTTTTAAAAATCCTAAACATGCATCAATATTTGCACTAACATGGAGCGAAGATGAGTGAAAAGAAAAAATTTTTTGAATTAAGAAACAGCATGAAAGCCATAGACTTTCGTAACAAGGATTACTATGATCGTATCGATGAACATGAGAGATCATTATACAGTCCTTACATGACTATGAGGTATGCCTCCGCAGTGTCCGGGGATAGATTTTATCAAGAGCACTACGTGGAAATGATCAACGAATGTGTTAATAAAAATCTTTTTGAATTGAGCGGCAAACATAAAAAATTATGTTGGCTTTTGACTGCCATGTGCGGGGGGCTGAAACAACAGTTCCATCCATGGATCAAACCCATGAAGAAGAATGTAAATAAATCACTACAAACTCTGATGGACATCTATCCTAACACCAAAATGCTAGACCTCGAAGCGCTGGATAAGATCATCACCGACGGCGAACTAGAACAACTGCTAGAAGATCATGGAAAGCAATCTTAACACCTGTACATTTTGCGGCAAGAGTTTCACGAAAGAGAGAACTCTGCAGGTGCATGTGTGTGAACCCAAACGTCGACATCTGCAAAAAAATGAGAAGTGGGTGCAGAACGCTCTGATGGTGTTCCAGAGATTCTATGAGATACATCAGAACAATGGCAAACCAAAATCCTATGAAGATTTTTGCAAGAGCGCCTACTACAATGCTTTTGTGAAATTTGGCAGATACATCATGCATGTGAGTCCCCTGTATCCTGAAAAGTATATCGATTACATAATCAAATCAAGAATAAAATTAGATCATTGGGCAAGAGACGATCTCTATGAAGCATATCTCATAGACATGTTAAAGTCAGAACCAGTGGAAGCAGCCCTTACTAGATCAATACAAACCATGATGGATTGGGCAGAGGAACAACATGTACAATGGGCAGATTATTTCCGTTTGGTCAACACTCCGCGGGCTGTGCAACATATACAAAACGGCAAGTTGTCTCCGTGGTTGATACTTGGTTGCAGCGCTGGGAAAAAAATGCTACAAACTCTCTCGGATGAACAATTACAAATGATACAAAGGTTTATCAACCCTGAGTATTGGTCAAACAAATTTAAATCATCTCCTGCGGATGCGATCTTTGTGCAGGAAACAGCTCGGGAGGCCAAAATTGAGTGATAAAATTGTCATCGATGAAAGCATAGATGTGGCAGTGGGAGATTGCATCATAGTAATAAAAGAAGATGGTTCAATAGGACAGGTGATACTGCCCGAAGTAAGCAACCCCGCCCAGGAGAGCAAGGGTTATAAATTGACTTTGGATGTGTTAGAATTTATCGATAAGGAAAAGGGTAGTTTGATAAGAAAAGAAAACAACAGGAGGAAATATAACTGATGCCAGACGTAGACATAGATTTTGCCAATAGAGAACACGCACTCAAATTGTTTAAACATGTGCCAGCATCCATAATCAAAGACGAGGAGATAGAAAAACACAAGACAGGCGTGTACTTTCATGAAGTGCCTGTGGACCCAATGTTGGGCTCGTGCAGTTTTGATTTTAAAAGAGCAGAAGATCGTGGTTATTTTAAAATAGATCTGCTAAACGTTAATCTCTATGAAGGCGTGAAAACAGAACAGGAATTAGTTGAGTTGATGCTGGAAGAACCAGACTGGGACATGTTAAAAGATAAAACAATTGTGGATCAATTGTTCCATATCAATGGCCATTTCGATATAGTATATAAATTGGAACCAAAAAATATTGAACAGCTGGCGGCGGTGTTGGCAATAATCAGACCTGCCAAGCGGCATCTCATGCACAAATACTGGACGGAAATATTAAAAGAAGTGTGGGTGAAACCTTCAGACGAAAGCTACTATTTTAAAAAGTCTCATGCTGTTGCCTATGCTCAGGCCATTGTAGTTCAGATGAATTTGATAAGGAAAAATAAATAGATGAATGAAAAGTATACAAAAATTTTTAAAGACACTGCCAGAATGGGCAATATTCATTTACCTATTCTTATCATTGAGCGTGGGACCTCTAGTTATATTCAATCTCAAATGGCACCAGCTTGGAACGCTTAAATTGGCGGCGGCGGCCTGTGGGCCATTCTTCTTTGTTTTGGGAGCCATGGGAGCCATAGTGGCTTTCCTATTTTATTATGAAGATTTAGATTAAATTTAAAAAAAATTAAATTAAAGATTAAATCGGCCTGCGCATCAGCTGTATAGTTCGGCGTTTGACTCTTTTCTTGGAAATATCCTCTAATCTCACCACAGGTCCATGCATTATTTTAATGTCTTTGCTGGATAAAGTTACCAACGTTGGTTTGAAATACAAAAAATCTTTCTTCAAAAATATGTTGATAGGAATTTTTCTATTGGATTCCCACCACCACATTTCACCCAGTTTTAAGAATTTCATTTTATCTGCTGGCAACATTATACGCCCATAGTCATAGAAGCTTGTGACTTGATTATCTTGATTTTGTATGATTCCAACAAATTCTAAATCTCCTTTGCGTATAAGGGATAAAAACGGGAATTTATTTTTTAATGTTTCAAAAATTTCATTCATGTTATATTCAATAAATACAGTGAGCAATGTATTATGCAAACTGTAGCAAGGTATTTACTAAACAATGTGGTAATTGTATGCACATCTGGTTATCATGGAAGGAATTCTACTGTGTACAATAGACGCATAAAACTGTATAAAGGAGTGTCAAATCCGCTTACTTTTATATTCAAGAACGAAGATCAAAAGGCACAAGATGTCACAGCTAAAACTTATGAGTTTGTACTGATAGATTCTGAGACTAAAAGGTCTGTTTTAACCAGAAACTTAAATATTTTAGATGATGGCTCCACGCTCTCATCTAAAGGAACTGCCAGCATAAATGTCACCGAGGGCGATCTTTTGGGGCTGGATGCCAAGTTTTATAATTATGCTATCAGAGAAGTAGCCGCAGATAATTCTCGGACAGTGACCTTTGCTGACAGTTCTTACAATGCTGCTGGCACTGTTGAAGTATTGGACGGTGCTTATCCTGACATGATAAACAGTGCAGAAATTGCAAGTTTCACTGACACAGGCGGACCACTCAGCAGAACAAGTTCAGCGATAGACGCCAATCCCGGAATCAATAATAACACGGCACTGCACACCATTGCGGTATACACAAAATCATTCTCTGGTTCTTTAAGAATTCAAGGAACCATGGCGGCGATACCTGATCACAATGATTATTTTGATATCACTGCAGCAGACCATTCCAACACAATCAACTTTGATAATTCGTCCAGTGTGACCTATTACAATTTTACAGGTGTTTACCAAAATGTTAGATTTAGTTGGGCTAATCACACAGGTAATACCGGACGAATTGACAAAATACTTTATAGGCATTAAAATAGTAGGATGAACCTGATCCAATCTACTATTCTGACATCCTTGCCGGCCGGAAGGAAAAAAACACCATCGGGTTGGTTAAGTTTTAACGCACCTTGTTGTGTATACAATGGGGAGTCCACCGATAAGAGAAAACGTGGTGGAGTAATGACATCTGCAGACGGTACTCTCAGTTATCACTGTTTCAATTGTGGATATACAGCATCTTATGTCATTGGTCGTAAGCTGTCCATCAAGATGAAAACCCTTATGGGATGGCTAGGTATCGCTGAAGATACCATTAAAAAATTAGCCATAGAGGCTATGCGTCATGAAGAAGCTGATATAAAGTATGAAAAGAAAAAATTTATAACTTTTCAAAAAAAATCACTGCCTAAAAATTCCCACAAGTTAGAAATTTGGTTAGAAAAATATCTTGCACAGGATCTCACAACTGCTCAGTACGAAAAAATAGATCAATTACTAAATTATTTGAAGAGACGAGGCATTGAGCCCGATTGGTATGATTTTTATTATTCTCCAGATCAGACTGCTGATTTCCATCGCAGGGTGATTGTGCCTTTCTATTGGCATGGTGAAATAATTGGACATACTGGTAGATTGTTTGACACTGGTAACAAAGAAATGAAATATTGGACAGAGACACAACCAGGATATGTGTTCAATATGGATGCCCAAGACTGGCAGAGAAAATTTGTGTTGGTCATGGAGGGACCGTTTGATGCCATATCATTGAGCGGGGTTGCTATATTGGGTTCCGAAATTGGTGATACACAAAGGGAGTTGATACAAGGCCTAAATAGGCAGATTATTGTTGTGCCAGATAGAGATCAAGCAGGACAAAAACTTATAGAACAGGCCAAGGATTTTGGTTGGAGCGTGGCATTTCCGCAATGGCCTCACAGCGTCATCGACGTTGCTGACGCCGTATCTAAATATGGTAGATTGTTTACCCTACAATCAATATTGAAATCTACAGAATCTTCAGCGTTAAAAATAGATTTGAGGAAAAAAGGATATGGACAGTAGAAACTATTATTGTTCAATGAAATTTAAATTCCTAAAAATTGATTTAGGATCTAAAACAACATATAATTGTCATGCGGCAGCTCCGCATTCAATAGATTTCGATTGGCTGAAAGAAAACCCCGGTAATCTTTTTAACAGCAAAGTGAATGTATTCGAACGAGAGCAAATGTTAAGAAACGAACGCAATGCCAGTTGCGAACAGAATTGCTGGAAAGCAGAAGACAACGGCGCACAAAGCCCAAGGTTGTATCAGGGCGGCGTGGAAAAAACACACCAAGAAGCTGTCACACGGCCAGAGATAATCGATTTGACCATAGGAGCGGATTGCAATCTAACCTGTTCATACTGTTGCAAAGAATACAGCAATGCCTGGAGGAGAGACGTCCTAACCAATGGCAATTATGATATAACGGATTCTCAGGATGATAGATATCAAGGCAACATCAAAGACAAGTTCATGTTGAGAATCAGTCAATCAAAATTAAAAAATACAGAGCACTACAAAATCTTATTGAAAGAGATAGAACTATCTGCAGCAAAGTTGAAAAAATTAGTTATAACTGGTGGAGAACCATTGTTAGATAATGCTCTCATAGATACTTTAGAACAATTAAATCTACCCGCTATGACACAGATAGAAATGTACACAGGTCTAGGTCTAAGTAATTCTAGATTTTTGAACATGATAGGAAAAATAAAAAAAATAAAAAATCTTGTTGTAAAAATAAGTTCTGAAAACATAGACCAACTATTAGAATTTAATAGATACGGTGTCAAATGGATAGAGTTTTCTCACAAGATTGATATATTTAAAAAAGAAAAGATTAATTTTGAATTTCATTCAACATTATCCAATCTCACCCTGTTTGGATTCAAAAAATTTTACGACCAATACAAATCACATAAAATAATTGTGACGTTCTCCTATCAACCAAGAATGATGAGTCCGCACATCATTGATAAAAAGAGCAAGGATTTGATTGCACAGGATCTATCAACATTACCAAAAAGTGTTTATGAACCTATATTAAAATCAATAAAACAAGAGCCCAGCGAGTTGGAAAGGAAGAACATCAGAGAATTCCTATGTGAATTCACAAAAAGACGTAAGAACCTCGATTTAAAAATATTTCCAAAAACATTTTTAGAGTGGCTTCAAATAGAAAATGTGTTATAATCATATGAGGAAATAAAAGGATTTATGGCTGACTATACCTTCGACGTACAAAAATTATATCTAGAAATGTTATTGGCTGATGCGGAATCATACGCTAGATCACAGAATATTTTTGACAGCAATAATTTTGATAGAAAATTGATACCCATCGCAAAATTTATCAAAGACTATGCCGAGCAGTATAAGGTATTGCCGGAAGTTGAGCAAGTGAATGCCAAGTTTGACATCAAATTAAAATCAGCAAAAGATTTAGACCCATCTCATTTCTCTTGGTTATTAGATGAGTTCGAAACGTTTTCCCGACACAAAGCACTCTCACGTGCCATACTGGAATCTGCAGATTTGTTAGAGCATGGTGATTATGCTCCTGTGGAAGACAAGATCAAGGCAGCGGTCAATATTGGATTGACCAGAGACATGGGTACGGATTACTTCGAGGATCCTCGAGGTAGATTAGAGCGATTAAAAAACTCTAATGGACAGGTCAGCACAGGTTGGCCCAGCATCGACAAGAAATTGTTTGGTGGATTCAATCGCGGTGAGCTGAACATATTTGCAGGCGGATCAGGTGCAGGTAAATCTTTGTTCTTACAAAATCTAGCGGTGAACTGGGCCAGCTCTGGCTTGAACTGTTGTTATATCACTTTTGAATTGAGCGAGATGTTGGTGGCGATGAGATTGGATGCTATGATCACTAATATACCCACAAGGAAAATATTTCCCGAGATCGAAAACGTTGAAATGAAGATCAAACTGCTCGCTAAGAAATCAGGCAATCTGCAAATCAAATATTTGCCATCGGCCAGCACAGTATTAGATATAAAAACATATATAAAAGAATTAGAGATCAAATCTAAAAGAAAAATAGATTGTATATTGATTGATTATCTCGATCTCATGATGCCCAAGAGCAAACGAGTATCACCGGCAGACCTGTTCATCAAAGACAAGTACGTGTCAGAGGAGCTAAGGAATTTGGCCGTGGAATCCAAAATGCTGATGGCCACAGCGTCACAGCTGAATAGGGCATCTGTGGAGGAAATTGAATTTGACCACAGCCACATAGCGGGCGGATTGAGCAAGGTACAGACAGCAGACAACGTTTTTGGTATATTCACTAGTCGAGCGATGAAGGAGCGTGGTAGATATCAGCTGCAGTTCATGAAGACTAGGAGCAGCAGCGGCGTAGGGCAGAAAGTGGATCTAGAATTTGATGTGGACACATTGCGAATAAGAGATCTTGCAGATGATCCAGAGTATCAACAGTTTAAAAAACAAACATCGACCATATATGACAATCTAAAACAGAGAAGCAAAATTTCGCCAGACGGCACTGCCACAGATGCGAGGATAGAACCAGATCCAACCAAGGGGGATGAAGTGGGTAAAATCAGAGCCACAGTGGAAGGCAGCAAGTTGAGACAATTGTTAAATGATCTTCATTCAGACGAAGAGCAGTAATTAATGGAAACAACTAAAGATATTTCTTTAAATTTAGACACATATTTTCCTAATATCTATAAAAAAATAGCAGTATCTTTTTCTGCTGGTTTAGAATCTTCATTAATATTATTGATTTGCATTGAAAGATATGGTAAAAATAATGTGTATGTATTTTCTCAAAAAAATGTAACAACAGATAACTCTCCGGTGCCTATATACCATAGATATGTCAATGCAATAACAAAAAAATTAAATCTTACAAACTATCAAGAAATTGAAATAGATATAACCAATGATAAAACATTGACACGAAATGGGGTCAAAGAAGAATTTTTACTGCGGGTCTGGAATAGTGTCCCAAATTTAGATAAAATATTTGTTGGTGCAAATATTGTCAGATATGGATATTGCTCCTCCCAGGAATGGATCAACGGATTAAATTTATATCTACAAAATAATCAAAAAATTTTTGCTCCTTTTTTAAATCTACATAAAGAGGACACAATCAAGGCCTATTATGATTTAGGATATCAAGAATATATAATGTTGACTAGGTCATGTCACCAACCAAGCATGAATCCGTGTGGCGTATGTTCAAATTGTTTGGATCGTCTAGACGGTTTTAAGTTTATTGGTAAGAATGACCCTACAATCGCTGAACGAACTGCATTCCGATGAAGAACAGTAACGACATATCTTATATCTATGAAAAACTAAGTCAGCTCTATCCCACGCACTCCAATCGTAAGCCCAAAGCTAAAATCTATTCCAGGGCATACACCAGCCTCATAGGTGTGATGCTCAGCGCCCAGTCACAGGACGCTAGGACGGCGGTCGCCTGCAGGCAACTGTTCTCCCTCGCCAGCACCCCCGAAGACATGCTCAAACTCACCCAGCAAGAAATTATAGAAGCCATACGCCCGGCCGGGCTGTTCAACGCAAAATCAAAAAACATATTGGCCACGAGCAAGATGCTGATAGAAAAATTTAATGGCAAGGTCCCACAGACACAAGAGGAATTGATGACACTGCCCGGCGTGGGGCGCAAGAGCTCAGATATCGTGATGCGATTTGTTTGGGGACAGCCACACATAGCAGTGGACACCCATGTATTCAGAATGCTGTGGAGATTGGGCTGGGTGGATTCTTTGGATGAAAGCAAAGCATCTATCACTGTGAATGCTACCACTCCTCAATCATACAAATATGGGGCCCACATGTGGTTGATCACTCATGCGAAAATGGTATGTAAATCACGCAGTCCGCTGTGTGACACCTGTATTATTAAAGCAGCTTGTGATCGCAGAGATGTTGACATACCTAAAAGTAAATTGAGAGAACACCAAAAAATTTCCGCACAACCTTTGACCAGATAACTAATATTGCTCAAGGCAATAATAGGCAAAAAAGGCAATGAAAGATCAGGAACTAAACGACATAACCAGGCTGTACGAAAGATTCATCAGGCAGTGTCCGGACTCGGAACAACACACGCAGCGTCTGGCCGAGGAAACCAAGATCATACTGCAATTACGCTTCGTAGATTACTTCATACAGATATGTGACATCATGTCTCTGACTAGAGACATACCACACATGACCAGGGGCTCCGCGGGATCATCCTTGGTGTGCTATCTGTTGGGCATCACTGATGTGGATCCCATAGAATGGAACATACCCATAGCACGTTTCCTCAATCCCAATAGGGACGACCTCCCGGACGTGGACATAGACTTCCCACACCACAAACAGGAGGAGGTCATGCAGAGAATATTCGATCGCTGGCCCGGAAGATCCGCCAGGATATCCAATTATGTGCTGTACAGGGACAAAAGTGCGAGAAGAGAAGCTGCAAAGAGATTGGGTGCAAAGGGCAATCTGCCTCGCAATTTCAAATATGAGTCTCTCAACATCGACATCAGGGAGGCCGCTAGGATAGAGAAGAAATTGCTGGGGAAGAAGAGATGCATATCCAAACACTGCGGCGGAATATTGATGTTCGGCAGAGCTTTGCCAAAAAGCCTGTTCACAGCTGAAAATCAAATACTGCTGGACAAGAACGAAGTGGAGGACCTGGAACACCTCAAGGTAGACATACTGGCCAACAGAGGGCTGAGCCAATTACTGGAGATCGACCCACACACAAAACTGACAGAATATCCCGAGCGC